TGTTGCCATAGCTAAAGTTGCCATCAATAAACACTTCATAACGGTGACCAGCAGCTTCAATAAAGAATGTGTTAATCTGCCCTGTTCTTGTTAAAAGGGGAGTAGTTAGATCGTTCATCTGCTGTAGATGATCTGTGACGATCCTTAACTTATAATTTACGCGAACATAGGTTGGAAGCGGCCCGTAAATGGTTTGGTATACAACCTTTGAGTTTTTTCTTTTTCTATTTGGGTCTCCGGATCCAACTGTTCTATCGGGTCCATATTTTCTTGCAGCATCAGCATTAGCAAACTCAGAAGTTTTCTTTTGCATGATTCTTCTTGCAAGAGGCACATTCACCCTTCTTGGGTCATTTGGTACTTGACCGGGACCATCAAAAATCTGTGCCTGAAATGAGCCTTTAAAGTTAGGATCTTTTTCAACTGTCTCTCTAGAGATAATCATGAGCGGATAGATCAAATCTGACTTATCATCACGGATTTCAGGGTTGTTTTTAATCTGGTGTGAACGCTCGGCGGACAGCCATAGAAGAGGTGCCTTTTTAAAGCCCTCATTGGTAGTCGTACTTAATTTAAAACGCTCGTTAAGATGCCTAAACATCGCTGTATCTATCGTTTCCAAGGTCGATGGAGTTAACAATTGCTCTTGGACGATGTTGTCAGCATTATCTACGCCGGTAAACTTGTAATCAGGTGCCATCGAATATTCCCTTTCTTGCCTTGAAACATTTAGCTGATATTTCAACTGGGTTTTCTATTTGTCCGAACATTTGTCTAGGCTCGGCTGTACCGACGATTTCATACAAAACGTCTCCATAAAGTACAAAGTCGCCAGTACGGACATAAAGGTCTTGGTCTTCCTCCAGCCTTCTTCTATGGAAGTGGACTGTAATTTCTTCTTCAACATCAATACCGATTCCACTAGAGAACCTTGTTCTGTCGCTATTCCACTCCACTAACGCATAAACGCGAACTGGTGGAAGAAAGTTTTTTACGATAGCTTCACCATAGATAGGGTGAAAGTCAGTTGTCTCTAAGTCGATTGGGTAATAAAGAACCTGCTGACCAATAACTCTTTCTGCAAGTTCATCGTTTACTTGTTTTACAAGGTCTTTCTCTTTTTGCCCAAGAAAGAGCGGAGGAGGTGGAGACGCTGGCTGTTCCCATTTATTGTCTGCCATTAATCACCTCATCCCTGATAAATCAACATAGGCATTACTTCCTGAATCTTCTTAACACTTTCGATCATTGAAGCATCCTGTGCTGTCAACTTCTCGTATGTTAGTGTATCAATGATAGTTGTTAACTCTTCTTTTAGCTTATTCTGCTCTTCACGAGCTTCGCTAATGAGTGCTGTGCCGTTCAAGGTGACGTTATCGCCCGGAATAGGGACCGTTGCAAACTTAGATCTAATCTGGCCCAAAGTCTCCTTAACAAGTGCAAGAGCATAACGACGGATCCACTGCTTACCAATAGCATTTATGTTCTCAAATGGTAAGTTGTCAAAAGGAAGTGTATTAATATTGTTAATACCCTTTTCGCCATTGTCAATGTTACCTGAAGGATCCCAAGCATCTGTGCCATCGTCTACAGTAAACTCAAACCAGAGATGCTGAACGAGGCTTACCTCAGGGATTGGAAACAATCTTAGCTTGTTATCAAAGATCTCGTATGAGTAGTGAGAAAGTCTTGTGTAAAGATGATCCTCATAGGCCATTGCTTGAAGCTTATTCTGCCATACTGGGACTATTTCAAAGGTTGAGTCATCTGAAAACTGGCCGTAGTAGTTTAAGTTTCCTACAACATTCAGTCCACCATAATATCCGTAGAAACGCCACATGGCTTGTGGTGTTTTGTAAAATACTCTACGAACTGTTATTCTTCTATTTGTCTCACCTGAACCAGTGCCAATAATGCCAGCATATGGAACTGGGCCACCTGTTGCTGGCTCATTGTTGTTTGAAGCGTTGTCTATAATTACTTGTTGCAGGTCATAGTCTTGTTGTCTGGTGTTTAACTTTACACTTGCTGAATAGTGTGGGAGGTCACCGCCTGCTACGCCTGCCTCGTTAGCTATGCCGATAGCGACTTTTTTGGCATATCCAATCTCGAAGCGTGGATAGCGAAGATTAACACTAGCCCCTGAAAGCGAAGTCTTTAGCTGCCCATCATGGTCAAAAGTGCCTGTGGTATTACCAAGATAACTCCCTAATGAGTTCTTTGCCTGATGTAAGTTGATGATATAAGAATACTCTAATACTGCTTCTTCATAAGCAGCATAAACATTGCCGGGTGTTATCTCTAGGTCTAGTACATCTCCACCCAACTTCTTGTATGTGAAGGCAACTTGATCTGCGGCACCGGAAATAAAATTCGCATCATACAAGTCACTAGTGGGCTCTGCATAAATGCCCAAAGGATAAAGAGATACATTCCCCGCGCCATTGCCAGTCGCTGCTGTAGAGCCTGTTGCGGGGAGGATAACTGCACTTACTGTGCTTCTCGGATTCAAGTTAGGTAACGCCAAGAGACCTCCAGCCTATTATAAATAGTATTCTAGAAAGAGAAAAGCCCCCGCCTCGTAAGAAGCGGGGGCCAAGTTAGGCCAAAGCCCAAACTTTAGCTGTTATCAGGCTCCGGACTCACCGAGGAGGCCGCGACAGATAACAAGGCCGTACATATCACCACGGACCATCTGCTTAGCGTAGCGAGTCATGACGCCCTTGCGGGGTACGAAGTCCTCGACACCGAAGATAGTAGGTGTGACCTGTAGTGGGACATATGGAGCGTAAACGTAGCCGCTCTCAAGGAAGCTTGCTCCACGACGACCGACGAGAACTAGGTTCCGTGGGAAGTATGGATCGACGAATACGTCGAACTTCTTGGAAAGTGCGCCAACGCGGACAGCGCCGATGTCGCCTCTTTGATCGTCAGCAGTAACGCTTGCGCGGAAGCCAGCAGTGAACTCCAAGATGTTAGCAACTTCAGGAGAAGTTACGATGAAGTTCGCGCCGCCGCGAAGTGTCTTGCGGTGGATCTGAGCGGAGACATCATTAATGGTCTCGATTAGGGTCTCGTACCACTCTGATACGGTACCAGTGAAGTCAGGAGCAGCAACGCCTGCACCAACTTCAACACCAGTGGTGCGGTCTACGAAGAGGCCCGGTGAACGGCTCCAGTAGAATGTACCAGCAGTAGCGCCCTGAATGAGGTCATTAAGGATCTCATGGTCGATCTCAAGAGCAATCTGCTCAGAGAGAATGCTGGTAAGCTCAACCTCAGCGTCGAGGTTATGGTAGGCGTTGAGGTCCTGACCGAGTTCAGGGGTCCACTTAGCCTTGAGCTTCTTGGTCTGAGCAGTGACTGCTACTGAATCGACCTTAATGTCGATCTCAGGAATAGCGGTCTCGTTCTCAAGACCGAACGCAGTTGCGTTAACAGCACCAATAGGTGTTGCGTTAGCAAATGTGTCCTTGAGAGCGTAGTTAAGGCCAGCAACAGCAGCAGCCTCAGCAGCAACATCAACAATGTCAGAATCTACGTTGTTACTCGCGGTAGAAACGAAGACAAGTTGAAGTGAAGTAGGTGCTACTTCGCTTGGTGCGGTAAGGCGACGAACTGGATAAGAATCGGTAAGAGTACCGGTGGTACGAATAGCGATAAAGTTATCTAGATCAACACCAGCCAAAGCGGTCTCAAAGGTTGTCAATGCTGCAACTGCAAACGCCGAGCCAGAAACGATGTCGGGATCGAATCGGAGTAGGCGCTCTAGGAGTGCATCAGAGATGGTTGCAACCTTACCACCGCCAACACTGGTGATGTCAGGAATACCGCCATCCTTAACAGTACCAGAAGCAACAACAGTGAGGCTGACAGCCGCTGAACCAGTTGGTGAAGCGTAACCATTGTTAAGGCTGTAAGGACCACGATCTGCCTCTTCCTTGGTTAGGTCGAGACCATCAATGATTCCACTAGCAACCTTGCCACCACCGAAGAGTGATGAATCGGCTGGGTATCCTAGACGAGGGATAGTTGCATCAGATGCAGTAAAGTCTAGGAAGAAAATGAGACCTGAAGGAAGGCTCATTGGCTGAACGCTTACGATGTCGTTGGCGAAGAGGCCAGCGAATACGCGGCGAACGAGGGGGAATGC